CACTTTTTTATGCTTTTTGTTTATCTTTTGAGCTTGTTTTTTCAAGCGATCAAAAGAAATATAAAATTGTTTCCAATTCATAGTTATTTATATAAATTTATTATTACCAGATAATCTTTCATAGTGCTGTTAAATGCTTCTATCGCTGTTGTGCCATAGCCGGACACTCTTTTGTTATTGATCTTGCCGGTACACATATACCAATCTTTTTTATGATTTGTTATAAGCATATTATTATTGTTAGATACTAATATAATACAGTTTATATGTATGTTAAAGAGAAGTCAAGCTAAAAAAAGTGTTCCGGACATAAAACTGTGGACAAGTAAAATACCATAAAAACGGGGAGAAGTCAATAATGGCTTATTATATAGAAATATATACACTATCAACACTATATTATACTGTTACGTCTAATATATATAAATATATATATTTTATGTTTTTTTATTGTTTTAGAGTAAAAATATAAGAGTTATATGCAATATAGGTCAAAAGCCGTTGATAGTGTGGTCAAAATGGCTAGGAATATAGATATTATTTTTTGGTTGTTTTTTTGAATATGCCCGTTACCTGTTAAAAGGTCTTTGTTAGTCATTTTTATAAAAATAGTGTTCCATTCTATGTATGTTACACATTATTAAACTTGTCCGGCGTTTCTCTTACAGTTGATCAAACAATAGTTAAAATATGGCTAACAAATAGCAACACTTGTTTATAGTTATGTAAACAATGGCTAGGGATATGGATATAATGTATATAACAGGGTGTACACAACATATATTGTGCGACACTGGTATATTTTTATAGTCTTTTTTAATAATGTTTAGATATAGTTAGATATAGTTAAAAGGGGTGGGGGAGGGTGAACGTGGGGTGGGGTATGTTAAATAATATATATACCTAATTTTTCGCCAGCAACTTCCTAGCCTCTTGTTTGACATATCAGTAAACTCGTGTTACCCAATATTTTGCACCATTCAACACACTTATGGTATAATATTAAACATCTATGTCCTTCAATATTGAAGTCGTTAAAAAAGTCCCCGTCAAAGTTACAGTTCAAATCTCCAATGAGCAGGAAAAGTTCTGCCAACTATTTGCTCGTGACCTTAAACTTGCAGGTAGACCTTTTGAATGTTTTATGAAAGTCTACAAAAATGATCTAGAACCTCATCAAACGCCAGATTTTGTAAAAAAACAAGTAAAAGAACTTCTAACTCAAGACAACATTATTCAGCGAGTTAATCAACTTTTAGAGGAAGATGGCTTCAACGACCAGAATGTCGATAAACAACATTTATTCCTAATCAACCAACATGCAGACTTCTCAACTAAGATGAAAGGTATCGAGCATTACAATAAACTTAAGAAGCGAACCAACGATGCGCCAATTATTTTTATTCCTAAACCAATAATGGATTGGGATGACGAGCTTACACAGCCTACTCAAATAGCCAAAGAAGATGTTAAAATATTAGAATAATGGCTTTCTTTAAAACTACAGCGACGAAAAAAGTGTTAAAGGCAATGAAACCTGTCGGTGAAATTTTTCCTACTCGTATACTTGGTGTGCCGGGAGGAACATCTGCTTCAAAGACTGTTTCAGTTATTATGTTTCTTATAATGTTAGCGCAGAAGGACACCACGCCCACACTTACTTCAATTGTTTCGGAATCTGTCCCGCATCTTAAACGAGGAGCAATCCGGGATTTTGTAAACATTATGACTGCGCAAGGATATTTTAAACAAGATAATTGGAATGCAACTGATAGCATCTACACATTTGAAAATAAGTCTAAACTAGAGTTTTTCTCAAGTGACAATGGTGATAAGCTTCGAGGTGCCAGACGTGATCGCTTATTCATCAACGAGGCGAACAATGTGACTTTTGATGCGTTTGAACAACTCGAGGTGCGAACGAAGCAGTTTGTGATACTTGATTGGAACCCAACAAGTGAATTTTGGTATTACACGGAGGTTAAAAAGAACAGGACGGATTGGCAAGAACTCACTCTTACCTATAAGGATAATGAAGCTCTGGATCAACGGATAGTGGAATCCATAGAACAGCGTAAAGGGCGTAAGGGTTGGTGGACAGTGTATGGTCTTGGAGAGCTGGGAGAGGTAGAAGGTAAGATTTATAAGGATTGGGTTATTATCCCAGAAATCCCTCATGAAGCGCGATTAGAAAGGTATGGTATTGACTTCGGGTATTCGAACGATGCCACAGCCGTTGTTGCAATTTATCGATATAATCAAGGTTTTATATTGGACGAAATAGCTTTTCAGAAAGAATTATCTAATAAACAAATTGCGGATACTCTTCTTAATTATCCACAGGTGCTTACTATTGCTGACAGCGCCGAACCGAAGTCAATAGCGGAGATAGCATCTTATGGAATAAATATTATTGGGGCGGAAAAAGGCAAAGACAGTGTAGCCAATGGTATACAAATTGTTCAAGATGAACGAATTAGTATCACTAAAAATTCTTTAAATATAATTAAGGAATATCGAAATTATCTTTGGAGAACGGATAAGGATGGCAAGATACTCAATGTGCCAGAGCAGGGGTTTGATCACACTATGGATGCGATACGTTATGGAATCACCTCACTTAAAAGGCCAAATGTTAATACTGTTTACATTCATCGACCCAAATCAGCAGGATTCAAGCGTTACTAATTTGCACATACTTATAAGCTGTGCTAATATAATAAATATAAAAGTAACTTTAAATAAAAAATGTCAAAGACAACACAAACATTGCGGGGTAAAAAAGTTTTAGAAGCATTGAGGGCGGGGGTGGAAGCAATCGCTGAGCCGGTTGCAGATACTTTTGGACCGGAAGCAGGGACTACACTCATGTATCGAACTTATAATCGAGGGCCGAGGAATGTTGATGATGGTTTTTATACTGCGGAAGTGATTATTCCTAAGGATCCATTTGTGCGTCTTGTTGCGGAATATTTTAAAGAGGCGACCATGAGAACTAATCGTAAAGTTGGGGATGGAACTAGTGCCACTACAATCGTTGGTAGCGCTCTATTTAAAGACCAGTACCCGAAATTAGCACCGAAAATGGAAGGTTTTTCAAATAAAAAAGCAAATGCAGGAGTGGGGAGGTTTGCTTTGCGTCGGGAGATATTGAAGGAGGCTGATATTGTTAAAGAACAAATAAAAGCATTAGCTAAGCCGATTAAGGATTTAAAAGAATTAGAAAAGATTTCAGCTATTTCTTTAGGACAGTCAAATGATTTATCAAAAACAATAGCGAAATTGGCGTGGGATGTTGGGATAGATGGATTTATTGACGTGGTGGAGGGTTACAAAGGAGAAGTGGAAACAGAAAGAATTGAGGGATTACGTTTTAAAGCAAAGATTGCAGATAAGGCTTTTATTACCAATAAGGAAGCTTTTAAAATGGAGGTGGAGGATTGTCCAGTGTTTATTACTAATCATAAATTAGATAATCCAGAAGTGGTTAGATATCTTGTGGAAAAGGTTTATACCAATACTTCTAAACTTATTTTTATTGCCCCGGATTTTTCTACCTTAGTTTTAACACAAATGGCACTATCGTTTAAAGGGGGGTTGCAATTATGGCCAGTGAAGGTGCCGTCTCTTCGAACGGAACAGTTAGAGGATATGGCGATATTTATGGGAGCTAAAATTGTGGATAAAAATAAAGGACAAAGACTGGAAACGGTGAGTGGGACTGAACTTGGGAGGTTGGCCAAATTGATTGTTTATGATGTTGAGGTTTCGGAAGATGCGGTAGCTTTAGGTGGTTTGGGAGAGAAATCGAAAGAGTTACAGGAGAGAATAAAGACACTTAAAGGGCAAGTTGTTGAAACAAAGGAACATCAGTTTAAATTATTACTTGAACGACGTATCGCTTCTCTTGCTTCTTCTGGGGGTACTATTCGGGTAGGTTCGCCAACAGACGCGGAGTCTTTACCTTTAAAGTTAAAAGTGGAAGATGTGGTGGGAGCGTGTCGAGCAGCACTTCGTTCCGGGCATGTTAAAGGGGGAGGGCTTTGTCTCAAAGAGATTGCGGACAAATTGCCAGATGGACATATTCTTAAACACGCCTTATTTGCGCCTTATGAGCAGATACAAACTAATTCAGGAGGTATTGCTATAGGAAAGGATGTCATTGATCCTGCGGATGCTGTGTATTATACAGTGGAATATGCGACATCTGTGGTCGCCAATCTTATAACTATTAAGACATTGGTAGTTGAGGAATCAGAAATACAGCTAGGTGAGGGTGAAATGGCTATGGCCAAATCGTTGCAAAAGGCAGTGTTTTATTGGGCAAAAGAAAAGAATATTTTAAGCGAAAATGAGAAGATTGCGGAGATGGATTCGATGGGTGGTCTTAATTTTGACGAGAAGTTATCGCTTGATAATGGATAGTATGGTATAATTAATCCATATCAATTAACTTAAACTACAATGAATGGAGCAGCAGCAAAAAATTTAGCGATGTTACTTGCAACGAAAACTTACCGAGGAATTAATAGTATTGGGCGTGCTATTAGAAAAGTTCCAAGTAGAATGATAGATAAAATGGAGAAGGTTCACAAAATGAAGGAAGAAAGAAATGTAAAAATGATTGAAGAGAATTGGGGTAATGTTGAAAATTATAATAAATTACAAAAATGATAGGCACTATAGAAAAAGATTCTTCGCTTTCTCACTATACTCCATCAGAAGGTGTGCGTAGTTTCACATCTCAAGTAAAAAAAGATTATAACACTGGTCATCAAATACTTACAAAAACTTGGACAGAGTTAAATAATAATTCTGTTATTGACGATATGAATCGTGGACGAAAGATGTTCAACGCTTTTGTGGACGAGTCTTATGAAGATCCTAATGAAGCGTGGAAGTGGCGAGGCACAAGGTCTAAGGCAAGGAATAAAGGGATTGCTATGCATGCCAATCTTACCGCGAGTTATATGTTACCTTCCTTTCAGGCTCAAAATGATGATAGTGAAGTAGACAGAGAAGTTTCTGAATTTATGACGGACTTGGTGGAATGGATGGCACAGGATGAAAATAGTAACTACCGGGAAAATTTTCTTTCACTTGTGTTTGCGATGGAGTCAGACCCGATTGTTTATTTAGGGGCAGAATATCAGGAAGTAATGCAGACAATAAAAATCAAGGAAGAAGACGGAAAATTAACTAAGAAAGAAATACTAGATGAGGTTCTTTCTGGTTTTAAGGCTCCGATTTATACGGCAGATCAAATTTTAATGTCTAATCCTTTTGAACGAAATTTACTGAAACATAAACATTTAGGTAAACGTAGATGGATTAGTTATGAAGAAGCCAAAGCAAAATATGGTGAACATGAGAATTGGGGCAGTGTGCAAGCTGGTTTTAATACTGTGTATAACGAAGATGATGGACTTTTTTACGACATTAAAGATAGTGACCATGAGGGATTAGTGGAAGAGTATACTCCAATGTATCGTAGAGATGATACAGAAGTTTGCTTTCTTGCTGGTATTTATATGGGTAATAGTGATGTGGACAAGAATCCAATGAAGCATCGGGATAATTTTGGTGCACCAAGATATAATGTTCAACAGTTTGGTTTTTATCCTATCGGAAGCCACTTCATTTTTTACAAGTCTATGATGAATACCATGAGGTGGGATAATGCTCTTTACGATGCTTCAACTGAAATCATGGCAAATAGAGCAATTCTTGATGCAGAAATGCCGATAGCGGTTTCAGGAAGTGATAAAATTGATTCAGATATTATTTATCCTAATTCAGTGGTGGCGTTTAAGGATATGAATACAAAAGTAACTCCACTAATGCCCCAGTCTCAACTTGGTAATATTATGGCATCACTTAATTTGACAGACGATTCCATGTCAGAAAATTCTGTGAGTGATACGGTTTCAGGACAATTACCACAAGCTTCTCAAAAAGCATATTCAGTAGCTCAAGCACAAAATAACTCTAAAAAAATTATTGGCGGTGTGGCCAAAGGCTTAGCTTCATCTGTGGCTAAGTACGGGTTACTTATGGCGGACATTGCTATTAACAACTTATCCACACCACAAATAGATGATATTGTGGGAGATGAAACGAAATTGAAATATAGGAATTTTGTTTTAAATAATAAAGAAGTGGGGGGCAAAAGAATGTCTAAAAAACTTATGTTTGATGAAGGGTTGATAGGCAAAAAAATGACTCCACAAGAGAAACGAGAGGCCAATCTTGATTTGTATAAACAGGGAGAGGAGCAAGGGGTGGCAATAATGAGAGGCAATCCTGAATTTATAGCCAAATTGAAGTATTTTTGTAGAGCTGATTATAAGGATGTTTTTGCTCAAAGTGATGAGGTTATGCAAGGGATGCTTACTAATCTTTATACAATGCTTAGTCAAGATCCACTGGTTAATAAGGAGGAACTACTTCAAGAACTTATGTATTCCTATTTTAAAGGTAAGGGTGACAGGTTCGTACTTAAAGCTTCTCAAATACAACAAAATCCAATGGAACAGTCTAATAGTTCCTTCGGCAATCAAGTAATGCAGAAACAAATGGCTCCAATTCTGAACTCCATTGGTAGTTCTTAGTGGATTGTGGTATAATTAAGGTCGAATATTATTAATAAGTAAAAATAAATATGGAAAAATTTCAAATTATAAATGGGTTTCAAATAGAAAATTTTGACAAACTTGAACGAGTTGTCTCTGGGACAGTAACTAGAGCCGGGGAATTAAGTGGTGGTCTCGGTTTAGAGGCTGATCCAGAACTTGTGTTAGCACACTATGACAAGTTGGCAGGTTTTATTACTAAGGATGGTGTGAAGATAAAGACTGGTTCGTTTTGGGATTTCAAAACAAAAGCTCCAAGAAAAGAACCTGATGTTAAATTTATCTTTAATATTGGTGGAGACAATGTTGAAGTAGACAATCCTGCTAATTTGCACAAAGCTATTGAGGTTGTGGGTAAGGCTCGTGCAGAAAAGGAGGAGAAAGTTCGAAAGGCACGAAAGGGTTCAAAGTTTAATAAAGAATAACCATGCGTAAGTATTTGCAACGGTGGTTTATTAAGTTCCTTGTAAAAGACATATTTCACACTATTTCTCCAGACGATATTTTTAAGGTAAAAGAGGGGAAATGGACTTTCAAAGGAAAGGAAATGGATTCTGAAGTTGTAGCTAGACTTAAAATTCAAGCTGCTAATTTCAAGGAATCTACACTTTGGCAGATATTAAAAACCGAACTTCAATGGAGTGCAGCCAAGGCTCTTATGGAGAGAGGTAGTTCGGAAACAGATATTCGGGTAGCACAGATACAGGGGTATCTTACACAAGTTGTTGACAAGAAGTTAGAAGATTTAACTAAGTAACTCAAAAGGGTGGCTTAGTTAGGGAACGAATCGACCCGTTCTCTAGCCAAGCTTCTCTTAGAGAAACTTCTCCAGCGGGGAGTAATCCGTAAGTGGAGACACTTTATAAATTAATAAACCTAGCGGGGGTCAATCCGTCTCATTATGAATGATGAAGAAAAAAAAGCACAAGAGGCAGTAGAAGCGGAGGCTAAAGCGAAAGCTGAAGCCGAGGCGGAAGCAGCCAAAAGTTCTTCGACAGAAGAAAAAGATTATAAAGCTATCGCAGAAGCGAACGAAGCCCTCGCCCTTGCAGAGAAAGCCCGTGCTGACGCGGCAGAAGCTCTTATTGTTAAAAATAAAAGCATTGCCAAACGCCAAGATAACAAAGATGAAACCGAACCTCTCACTGAGGAAAAGGTTAATGAAATTGTTAAAAATGCACTGGCTTCAGCTAAAGCTGAAGACGACTCTCCTGAAGTTGTGGCTCTTAAAGAAGCTAATGAAAAATTAGCAATTCAAAGAGCTAAAACAGCAGAAGTAGTGCGCGCCCTCAAGGCAAGTGATGGTAAGCGTTCAGACACTGCGACAACTCATTTTGATGGTGAAAAAGGAATAGAACCTAAACTTCCTGACAATTCTCCACTTAAAGAATTTAAATTTGAAGGTAATGGGATTTATTCTCAAAAACTTAAAAGTGGCAAGACTATGTTCAAGAATGTAAACGCTGGACCCGGACAACCTAAAACTTGGATTGCGTAGCATTATGAATCTAAAAAATTCATAATATAATACTTTTTCTATTTATTAGAAACCATGAACACACGCTATGTGTGGAATGTTAACCTATAACAAAAATGGCTAGAGGAGATGTAAAAGTCATTGGACAATCAGCGAAAGAACCTTTTCGAGTGGCTGCTTCAGCAACTCGTGGTTACACTGGTGAACCAATGATAGTAGTCCCAACTCTTACAAGCGGTGTTTCAGATGTTAATACAATTGTTGTATTGACTGATGATTTACCTGTAATTGGAACGGATGAATTTGTAGGAATTTTGGCCAAGGATATGGAACCACCATCTACTGGCACAATTACCGCCCAGAGAACGGTGGTAGATGTACCTTTTCCAATGATTACCAGAATGGAGGCGGCAGTTACTACTGCTGGTACAGCAGATACGGAATCCGAAGCTATTGGTTTGCTTTTTGATATTTATGTATTTGATTTGATTTCATCAGTCTATACATGGAAACCGGGGGCAGCTGATACAGGAGGATTTCAAGCTCGTTGGTATAATGTTGCGAGGAGAGCACTTCAATGTGTAGTCGATCCTCGTGCAGGAGCTAGGGTGGACATAACAGATTAATTAAAAAAATAATTATATGGCTAAATTTGATTTTAAAACCATTGGTATGACTTCCAGACAACCTTTTAGGGTAGCAGCTTCTGCGACTAGAGGTTACGTTGGAGAACCAGTGAAGTTTGCAGGAACATATACTTCAGGAGTTGCATCTGTAAATACTATTGTGGTTGCGGTTGACGCAGACACAACTGTAGTAACAGAGCAATTTATTGGAATACTTGGAAAAGATATGGAAGTTGATTCAGCTGGAACTGTGATAGCTCACAAGACAGTTGCCGACGTTCCTTTTCCAATGATTACTAGAATTGAAGGTTCTGCAAAAGATTCGACGACAGTTGATACAGAATCAGAGGCGATAGGTCTCTTGTTCGATATCTATATGTTTGATCTCACTTCTTCGACTTACACATGGGATCCTGCAGCAGGAGATACAGCAGCTTTTCAAGCTCGTTGGTATAATGCGCCACAGGCAAAACTTCAATGTGTAACAGATCCAAGAGGTATAGCACGATCAGACATTACTTAATATTATTAGTTTAATCATAAAACACGATGTCATATTCCGGTGGACACACATCAACACTTTCTCCAGATGATTGTCAGACAGCAATCGATAAAGTAATGTATGAAGAATTTACAAGAACCTCAGTGCCTGGCTATTTGTCAGCACAAGACGTGTTCTTCTTCAAAACAGACTCTATTGATTCAATGGCGTTCATTTACGACGAAGATTCAAACGTTGGTGAGTTCGTTGAAACAGGCGAACAAGAGGAAATTGTTTCTACCTCTACAAGAATTGGAAACACAAAGACGAAGCGAGTAACGAAGTATACAAAGCAAATCCCTGTTTCTTGGGAAGCTTTTAAAACTTCACAGAAAGGTAAACGAGATGCAATCGGTCAGCAAGTTGGTGACCGCGCTCGTGTTACACAAGATCATCAAGCAATTATTAACACTTATGGCGATGCTGTTGCAGGTAGTATAAACACTACTGGTGATGGTGATGCCCTAGCTTCAGATTCTCACACAACTCTTAATGGAGTTACAGTAGACAATTTGGAGACAGGTGCTCTTAATGCAGATAATCTTTGGGTAGATACACAATCTCTTGCTAATCAAAAAGCACAAGATGGTGATGCGGGTTCTCATCAATTTGAGGCGCTAGTTTGCCCATTTATACTTTTCAAGACAGCAAGAGAAACACTAGGTTCACCTCTAGTTCCGTTTTCAGGTGAAAATCAATTGAACATTTTTGAGACAGATTATGGACAGGTAATGCTTAAGAGTTCTATTTTCCTAGGATCCACTTACAACAGTGCATCTAATGCAAATACAACTTTCACATTACTTGGACGAAATCACCAGATTTCAAGAAAAGTTCTTTCAGGACTCGAGACTTCAATGCTAGAACCAAAGTACACAGATAATGATACTTATGTTATGCGAGCAAAATTCGCAGAAGCACATTTCCCTGGTACATGGACAGCGGTGGTGTCAAGTCAAGGAACAGTATAGTTATTAATGTAACGTAATCAAAACTCTATGATAAATAAAATTAAAGAATGGAGCGGATTGGTTGCGTTAATAGCAATCATTCTGTTTCTAGTTCTCGGTGGCGACGGTTTAAGTTTCGGTTCAACAGGAACAAGATTTCCAAATGGATTGAGTGCAGATTCTACTTCACCAGTCGCTGGTGAAATTAGAGGAACGACATCAACGATTACAGCAACATCTACTTGGGCGAATTCACCAGATGGATTTGTTTTGTGGGACGATTTCACAGTTGCGACAACAACTTCAGTTAGAGCGGCTCTTACAAACAATGGAACAGCTTTAATTTGTGATGGTAATTCTTTAGCTGTTTATAGTGATATAACAGCTTTTGCACCGTCTTACACATATTCAGTTGGTACTTCAACGAGTGCAACAGTTTTGGCAACAAATTTAATCGCTTCATCTACAACAGCAACTTCAACAGACCAAGTTTTCGGAATTGCTAGTGGATGGCCATTCTTGCTTCCAGGTGGAAGTTCTATTGTTCTTTCAGTTGGTGATGCTAACTCTGCCATATCTTCCTCAACATATTACGGGAATATATCAGGACAAGTTAGTATACATTGTTGGACATCAGGACAATAAAATTCAATCCTAACTCCGTGTCCTAGGTCATAGGGCTCGGGGATTAGGAAAGAATTAAAATTATAAATTAATCAAAACTATGAAATTAATGAAAAAAATAGGTTTAGGGTGGATACTCGGATTAATATTTATCGTAGCACTTCTCTTCGGATTTGTTGCTATAGTTCGTGCTAATCCATTATTACTAGGCCAATCAGCGAAGAATTCAGTATCAACAACCACGCCGTCATTTATGACACTTGGGACAGCTACTACAACGGTGATATATGATAGTTATGAGGTAAATGGTTCAAATCAAACAAACAATGGAAACACTATTTTGCCTGATAGTGCAGTTATGCTTATCCAATTTACAGCCTCTTCAACAACATCAATTCTAGGTTGGAAATTTGAATATGCAACAGGTGACCAGGGTGTTAATTGTAGAACTAATCCAACAGGTTGTGAATGGTATTCAGATACATTATTTAGTAACACAAATGCTACAACATCACAAACGTTTGATGTAACACCAATAACTGCATATACTTGGAAGTTCGCATCTACAACACAAAGTTGTACAACAACAGAAGACTTAACATTAGTAAATAGGGCTTGTAAAATAGTAAATGTTCCTACACCGCTTAGATATGTTCGTGCTGTATTCTATATTACATCAGCACAAAGTGGAGCAGTTAGAGCAGAAATTATTCCTAAGAAACAAAAAGCAGAATAAATGAATGAAGAGCAAGATAAATCAATAATGTCTTGGCCATTAGACCACATCACTCAAAAATCACTTGAAAGATGGCTTAATAATACTACTACGATTGATAATAAAATAACAAAAGTTATTTCTTTAGTTGACCGAGCTACTGTTATAACAGATGCTTTTATTGGAAATATCTTTACTTTAACTCCAACACAGAGTTTTACGATGGCTAATCCCATCAATCCTGTAAATGGTAAACGAATTATTTATAAGATTAAGCAAGATAGTACTGGAGGCAGAGTTGTTACATGGGGAAGTAAGTTTAGAGCAAGTTCTGTGGTTGTTGATACAACAGGATTGGTTTCTTATTGGAAAATGGATGAAAGTTCAGGTAATGCGGCTGATTCTCACGGGTCTAATACATTAGTAAATAATAATACAACAGCTTATGCTACGGGGAAAATAAACAATGGAGCTGATTTAGAAACTGGTTCAAGTAATTTCTTTAGTATAGCAGATGCTTCTCAATCAGGTCTTGACTTTTCAAGTGCTCTTACGTTCTCTTTATGGGTTAGATTTGAGACTTTTACAGGAACAGCTCTAATCTTCAAAAGAACAGATGGAGGGGGTCAAGAATCATTCAGATTTCAAATGAATGCGACTAGTATTAGTCTTACTACTTCTTCTGATGGCACTACTAACGATGGTTCAGTAAGTGTAGACCATACAGCTGTTACAACTACTTGGTATCACGTTGTTGTAACAAAAGATGGAACTACTGTTAAGTTTTATGTGAATGGAGCCGAAGTTAGTGCTAATCTAACAGGCACTGTTCCTGCTACCATTTTTAACGGAACAGGAGCGTTTCGTGTAGGAAGTAATGAAGGTATTTCAAACTTCTTTGACGGAATTATGGATGAAATCAGTGTCTGGAGTAGAGCGTTATCAGCATCTGAAATCAGTTTACTTTATAATTTAAGTTCTGGATTAGCCTACCCATTAGCAAGTGCTCGTTCTTTGCCTACTCTAGCTACAAGAGCCGCTTATGTTGATTATATAGAATTTATATATGACAGTGTTGCTGACCGGTGGAATCTATTATCACTTTATCAAAGTTATCCAACATGATACCAGGAAAAGATAAAAAATGGAAGGGAATATTTCCAGGAAATTATGCAGGAAATCTGTGGCAAACTTTTAATATTGATTTGGAAAAGTACCCAGGACGAGTTGCTTTATCTGATAAACTAAGAAGATTTGCATCAGGATTGGGATTAGTACAGAAGTTTATTCGGAGTGACGCAACAACAACAGACCAATGGTTTGGATTAGTAGTAGATACAAGTGCTGATGGAACTTCAGGAGATATTTTAAGTAATGGAAGTTCTTCAATTAATTCAGGTACGTGGGCCGCTGATGGTACTGCTAATTCACCTAATGGACCACATGATGCTGTAATTCATGAAAGTGCTAATGGTGAACAACGCCTATTAGTTAGTGTTCCAACTGATATAGCTATTCTTAATAAATCTGGTGGAGCTAACGCCTGGGATATTGATTGGGGTTCAACGGTAGCTTCAGGAGGTATTGTTTTACAAAATACTGTATATCATCATATGGCTAAAGTACAAAGACTTGTAGCCATCGCAGATAAAATATCAGGAGTACCAGTTATTCATACAATAGATAAAGATGATGTGTTTACTAGTAGTAGGTTGTCTTTTGGAACTGAATATACTATTCAAAATATATATGCGACTTCTAATCGTTTTTGGATAGGATTTAAACATAATTCAGGGGGTAAGGGTAAAATTGTTGAATGGGATGGTTTTTCTCCAAGTCAGAATAATGAATATGAATTGTTTGGCAGTACTCCACTCTCTGGTTTTATAGTAGATGATATTCCTTTTTATATTACTGATACTGGTCATATATTTATGTATACAGGGGGAGGATTCAAAGAATTTACTAAGTTTCCATGCCCTGAACTTAGAATTCCGTTTAATTCTTCAAATATTAGAAATTATGGTTGTTATGTAGATGGACATATCGTTTATATTAATCTAAACGCTCCAACGCTTCAAGGCTTTTCAGCTACAGCTACTTATCGTGGAACAAGACGATTAAGAGCTGGAGTATGGATTCTAAATATTGATAATAAGAATCTATATCATTATATGGGAATTGGAGAACATGCTTCAAATGGAACAGATATAAATTATGGAACATCACCATTACAAGCCGCTGGAGCTATAATGAAATCAACAGAAACTAATGAGATAGTAGTTGCGGCCGCTGTTTATACCGGTGGTACATTAATGAGTACAAATACTAATGGAATATACCTTCAAGAACGAAATATAATTCAAACAAGTAACAGTGGTAGAAATAGAGGATATTTTATTATTCCTTATATTTCTATAGATGAGATAGAAGTTATGTGGGAAGCTCTTATTCTTAAGTTTAAACGATTTGTTAATTCTAATAATCGTATTGTAGTTAAATGGAGAGTTGTAGACCCTTATTATACAGCTACAACAGACCAGGCAAGTAATAATTTTGAAGAAGGGGGCATTAATGCACCAATAACTTGGGTTAATACTACATCATTTACATGTAAAGTACCAACAGGAGTGGTTGTTGGAGATGAAGTAGAAATACTTGTAGGAGATAACGCGGGATGTTCTTTTGCTATTTCCGTTTTATCAGGAACACCAGATGGTTCTACTTCTCTTACAGTAACTATAGCCGAGGCCGCTCCTACTTCATCTACTGATACTGCTATGGTTAGATTTGATAATTGGAAAACAGAAACAGCGATTAGTTCAACGACAGTAGGTAATCAAAAAGTACCATTTACAGCAATAGGTCATGGTGAATTTATTCAATTGAAAATAGAATTAAGAGGGTTTGATATGCAGATAGATGAGTTAATTCCGATATTAAAGATTAAAACTAAAATAAATCAATCATAAATATATGGCAAAACCAATCATTAAACAATATTCACCAATAGGAACACCGGTAGATGAAATAATGTATGTTCTAGAATTACCAACAACTTCAAGGATAAAGTTTCGTAAACAAGATTTAGAAAGAGAAATAGTTCAAATAGATAACGAAATAATAAAGAAAGAACAAAGAAAAGTAGAATTAGAAAGTTATTTAACCGAAGTTAATAAACTATAATGGCAACTCCTTCTATAACCCAAACAGAATTTTATGCGATTGTTAATGGTATGAGCCATGGCAAGTTTGGACAAGTTCAAGATCGACAAGTTGTTTCTAATCGTGCTGTTCGTGCTGTGCTTTCCGATATTGATCTTCGGTCTGCGAAGCGTTCAGCGCAATTGTCGCCTAATATGTATGCTAATCAGTATGACTATGGAGCACCGGCTGATTTGAAAGGTGAGAAGATTATTGACCTTCGTAAGCAAGTGAATCGTCCAACTTTTGAACGATGGTCACTTGTAGATGAAGCTGAGTTTGATAGACGAAAAGCGGGTGTGCAGTATAAGATAGCTGTGCGGGATGAGAATTTTTCTAAGTTACTTCGAATTGATGGGGTTAGTGGCAGTTCAAGTAAAACATTACATACTTGTGAATCTGTTACAGCTAATGGTACATGGGCAGCTTCTGCGGATGCTTCTAATTTAACCCTAGACAATGATAACTATATAACAGGAGGGGGGTCTCTTAATTTTGATATGGCAGCAGGAGCAGCAACTGGGGTGTTGGAGAATAGTACAATGACGCAGATAGATTTATCTGATTATCAAGATAAGGGCTCAGTTTTTGTTTGGGTCTTTATCCCGGATTATTCTGATGTAGAAGGAGACACGGTGACTAACTTTATTTTGCGCATTGGTAACGACAGTTCTAATTATGTTTCACGAACAGTGACAACTAATAACGAAGGAGTAACTTTTTATGATGGTTGGAATCTTTTACGTTTTGATTTGAATGGTGCTACAGCTTCTGCTGGTACTGTAGCTTGGGCAACGGTGGATTACCTTCGTCTAACGGTTACTAAGTCCACGTCTTTAGCGGCTGATACTGATTGGAGAGTAGATGATATTATTGCACGAATTGGAGATATTTATAACACGGTTTATTACTCCAAGTACGGTTGGCAGACCACGGCTTTGGCTTATATTGAAGAGTCCACAACTACGACTGATTTACTCTTGGGCGATACAGATGAGATTGAGCTTATCGCTTGTAAAGCATCGGAGTTGGCGGCACAGGAGTTGAAAGATTATGACGATATGAAAATACAGCAAGGTAATTATCAGGATATGAAAAGAAAGTATGAGGGCAATTATCCGAGTGAGGCATTAAAGAAATCCAGAAATTACGGTTCATTACCAAGATTAAATAATAGATACTAAAATGGCTATATTAACTCAAGAACAACTCAACGCAATAGCCGCAGGTTCAGGTTACACCGGAGGTAGTTTTTCTAGTGTGGGGCTTGTTCCTACTACACAAGTTTCAAACCAGTCACTCGGTTTAACAGCACCACCAACTTATGTTAATCCAAATGTAAATTATTTTAATCAACTTGCTCCCGTTTCTGTCCTCTCCTCCTCCACTGGTGGAAATATTGTTAATCAAAATACCCAATCCTTACAGAATATTGAATCAGGTTATATGGGACCCTCTATTGTGGATTATTTGAAGTCTATTGGACAGGGTAGTGACTATGTTTCTCGTGAGAAATTAGCTGCTGACAAAGGGATTACAGGTTATACAGGTAGTGCCGAACAGAATACACAATTATTACAAGCTCTTCGTAATGTGTCATCTTCACCGGCATCGTCTGCAATGGTCAACGACATTAATAGAACCGTACAAGGTGGTGGCATGACTACAAGTGAGCGAACAGGACTTTCTAATTTACAGCAAACACAAGATGAACTTACAGCAGCAGCAGCTAAGGCGAGAGCAGCATTAGAGAGTAAAGATTATCGTTCTATGGATTATTGGACTGCAAAAGCAGAGGAGAATCGAAAGAAATATGAAAATGATTTGTCGGAGTATTATAAATCTACTCAAGAACTTAGAAGTCGTTTGATGTCCTCTTTAACTCCGGGTGAAAAAGAACAAGAACTTTCTAAGAAACTTGTGGACATTCGTTCCCAAGCTGAAAGATTTAAACTTCAAACTGAACAAGATAAGTTTAGAGAATATGAAGGACAAACACTTGGATTTGCCGGGGGTCGTGCTTCTGAGATAGATAGAAAAGCTTCATTTAAGAATCAAGAGTTTATGTTGCAAGAGAAGAATTTATTGCTTTCTCTTGGTTTAGAACAGGAGGCAAGACAGTATACCGGCAAGGTTGCGGAACTTGGTCTTGGTTTTCTTGCAGATGATTTTGAATTACAGACAAAGATACAGGATAGGTTAGATCAACAAGAGGAAGATTTGTTTAATAAGGCTAATACGCTACAGGATGATGCGAAGTCGGCACTTGTGTCTATATTAGACAATCTTCAAGGAATTAATCCAGCGAAAATGGACGCAGAGAGCAAGAAGCAATTAGAAGATTTGGCAGCACGAGTTAATCTCCCATATAACCTAATAGAACAAGCTCTTACGGCTCAGTATAATAAATTTGTTTTTGATCAAGCTAAGGCAAATAAACCAACATCTGATGAACAAGATACAGCAGCTATAACTGATGCAAAATCACAATTAACAAAAGCAGTCGGAACAGACGGGTACACTGATCCCAATCTTTATGCTCGTCTTCGTTCTGCCTCTCAACTATCTCCAACAGAGTTTGATAACAGATTTGCTTATCTTGTTAACCCACTCTCAAGAGCTAAACTTGGTTTAACATCAGGTACAAGTGGTTCTGAAGGGTCTATATCTTCTGTTGATTATACCAAGGGTACTAATTGGCTTTTGAATAATGGAGCATCCGCAGATGATTTAGAAAAATTTAAATCAGATAGGGATTTTCAAGCATGGGTTATGGGTAAAATAACAGAATAAAATGTCTTTATATGAGCAATTTCAAGATGAACAAGTTGCCACACCAACAGGCGGTCTGTACGCACAGTTTTTAAAAGATAGAGAAAAAATAAATCAACCAAGTTTATTGAGTCGTACTATTACAGGAGTTAAAGATTATGCTCAAAAAAGTGCTGAAACAATACCTACTTTTTTGGGAGCACTTCGCAGTCCTTGGCAAACCCTTCAAAAAGCTCCGAGTATATTTACTGAATCTTTAATGGCGGGGGAAAAGAAAGCTGGGGAAGGATTATACGATATTGTCAAAACCCCAGGTGTTGCCAACAAAGTAGCAGGTACAGCTAAACTTATTTCAGGATTAGCTGAAGCAGCATTCTCTCCTATAACTGGTTTGTTTCATCTAGCTGAAAATACACCTGGGTTAAAGCAAGTTGCTGATACTATTAATATTCCTTTTACAGCGGCGGGTTTTGCTGGAGCGTGGTCATCAGGGAAAGCTATTGATTGGATACCTGAAAAAGTAGTTTCAAAAGAGAGTAAAGACATATTTAAACAATCAGTCCAAGAGGTTGGTAGTTTAGCTGCTCAAATTCTTATTGGTGGTAAATTAATGAGAGAGATTGAGAAACGTACTTCTAAGGGGAAAGTTGTGACCCCAGAGGAAGCAAAAAAGATAATAGTAAAGGCACAAGAAGAGGCACACCAAGTAATGATAAATACACCAGGGACTAGGTATGCTGCTTATAGACAATCTCAAGGTTATGAACCATATCTTGCAGAGGGGGAATTACCAGTTATTCAAATGGGAGCTAAATCCAAAGAAACATTGCCAGTAATAAACATTGGTGAAAAATCTTCTAAAGTAAAAAGTGAATTAAGATATGAACCAATTATTCAACCCAAATCTATTTTTGAACAGTTTAAAGCTGAAGTTAAAAAGACTCCAACTTCAGAGTTAAGAGTTAATCCAGTTGTTGAATCAAAAATTGAAATAACGGGCGAAGAAGCTGTCAACACTCGTGCCAAAAAATTACTTGAATCAGCAGTTGAAAAGAAACTTATTGAAGCGGTAGATACAGGTGAGATTCCTACTCATAGTAGAATGAATATGGCAGAACAGGCTAAACTTGCCACAGATTTAATTGAAACAAATAGACAACAGGCTTTGGATATTGCTTTAGGTAAGGAGCCTTCCTCTGGTGGAGTATTGCCGGAGTCCGTATATACAGCATTAGAAATTAGAGCTATCAAAGAAGGTGATGTGGAATTAATGCGACAACTTAAGAATAGTCAACTTCCAACACTTGCTGGACAAGCTTTGAAGGCTCTTGACTCGGCTGATCCATATTCACCTGTTAAAATTATGCGTGATATACAGAAAGCGAGAGAGGTTGCAGTAGAAAAAAAGACAAATAAGAAAGTTGTGGAACAAAAAGCACAAGTTGTTAAAGAGATTAAAGATAAGATTCCAAAAGTTAAAAAGCAAACTTGGGAAGAATTTTTAGAAGAAATAAAATGTAATTATTAATATCATGCAAATTTGCTTACCAAAAGAACAGGTGGAACGTTTCGTCAGGTCTTTAAAAGAAGGGCGGATTATTCCTGAAAAGTTAGCCGACATGACTTCTAATGAAAGACGAACTTTTTTCAGTGAGATTGTTGGACTGGAAGATGCTCGTAGTGTTAATGCTTTATTTGAATCAAAACTCCTATTGAAAAACCAAAAGCAAGGACTGGTGACGTGGGCTAAGACAGTTGCTGGTCTTAAAGAGCCAGTTAGACGGGACATGATTTCTCGCATTGAAAAAATGGAAAAAGTGCTAGATTCTAAAGAAGAAGCAATGTTTCTTGAGGATTTGGCTTCTCAGAAATTGGGAACAGATGTTACTTATGCAGAAGCTAAACAGATAATGGAGATGTCTAAAGATTTAACTGAGGCTAAGATTGAGGCCAAAAAAGTGGTGGATAAACCGGGTTATGATGTTAAAAAAGAATCTATAAGTGATAAAAAAATAAGGACAGAGTATGGGGTTAAATTAGTTTTAATGCAAGAATATGTTCTGGATTTAAAAGGGGGCAAAACTACATTAACTCAAGATATAATTAATGCAATTAAAGATCCTAAAAAGTTTCCCATTTTTGCTGCTAATGTAACTAAATCTATTGTGGCTTCTTTGGATAACTCTTTCTTTCTCAACCAAGGAATATTTGCTTTATTTGATTATAAAACATCGGGTATGTGGTTTAACGTTTTTAAGAAATCGTTTGGAGATATCGGTATAGCTTTAAAAGGAGGTGATCCGGTTATAGGCATTAAGGGTGATATTTATTCAAGACCCAATGCTTTGAATGGTAATTATGAGCGGATGAAATTGGCTATTGAAATAGCTACAGAAGAAGCTATACCAACAACCATCGGAGAAAAATTACCAATTGTGGGGAGATTTTTTAAGGCTTCAAACAGTGCTTACAATGGAGCGGCACTTCGTTTGCGTGCGGATATTGCTGATATGAAGATAAAACAATGGGAGAAAAATGGTCAAAATTTGAAAGACAGAGAAGTGGCACAGAGTTTAGGTAATTCTGTAAACGCGTTTACTGGCAGAGGTGATACTGGAGTACTTACTGGTGAAAATGTTAATGCTTTTGTTTTTTCTGTTAAATTTGCTAAATCTAAATTTGATGTTTTAACTTCTCATCTTTTGTCTAGTAAAGTAGATGCTTTTACAAAACAACAAGCAGCACTTTCTTTATTAAGAATGACGGGAGCTTCTGCAGCAACTATGGCATTATCTGAAACTATTAATCCGGGTAGCACAGAGTTAGATCCTCGTGGGACTAATTTTGGTAAGATTAAAATAGGTAATACTTGGTATCCAACTGCTTTATCTGGTGCAGGAATACCGAACTTGGTTGCTCGCACTCTTATACCGACTACACACAATGGTAAATGGGGACTTTGGATGAAAAATAATAAGGGAGTGTATACCAATCTTTTAGCTGGCAAATATGGTCAATTAACCGCTAAAGATATAGCAGAGGGCTATTTTGAAGGTAAGGGGTCACCTATTGTTAGAGCTTTATTAGATATATGGAACGGTAAAGATTTTCAAGGTAATAAATCTACCCCAGGAAATGTTGCTCAGAATTTAATAACACCAATTACAATAGGCAATGTTTATTATGCATTTGATAATCCAAAAGAGGAGTATCCATTTTTTAATGCTTTGATGGCTGCTTTGGGTTCCAGTCCATCCATACCGAAAAAATGATTAGCCACACAATAATCAATGGGATAATTACGTCTTTCATGTTATAATATATACTATCATGTTTAAATCTCAACTGCAACAAAGTATACGTTTAGGCAAAGTTAAATTAAAAAAGGAAGAACCTATTGACGTTCGTCAGTATCTTTTCGCTAAGATGAAAGAAGAGGTTATGGCGTGGCTTGATAGTGCTAAGGGTGAGATATTGGATGTTGTGGATAGGGTTGTAGCACAGGAAGTAAATGATTTCAAACAAGGTGCTAATAAGATTGTTTCTAAAGAAATAGATAAAGTGCGAGAGAATGAGTTGAGGAATATTAAGAAGGGAGATAAGGGTGCTGACTCTTTTGTGCCGGGTCCAAAGGGTGACACAGTGGTTGGCCCTGCGGGTAAGAATGGTAAAGATGGAGTGAAAGGCAAGGACGGCAAGAATGGAGTGGACGGTAAGGATGGAATAAACGGCAAAGACGGTTCTCCCGACACCGTAGACGAGATAGCAAACAAACTAAACACCAAGGAAAACATCGTGGAAATGTCCGTCATCATCGGTCTCAAAGAAATGTTCGCTAATATGCAAAGAGCGTTTAATCAGCGTGAGCGAGGTGGAGGATCAGGAGGAGGTGGCGGTATAGGTAACGTACAACATGAAGTAACCGCTACATCTTCAGCGACAACTACAGTAACTACCGTTTATAAGATTGCCGGCAATGGTCAGGCTTTATGGGTAACTTACAATGGTCAGGATTTGGCTAAAGGCACTCACTACACAGTCGGTGGAGATCAGAAAACAGTCACTTTTCTTTTTACCTTACAAGACAGTACCAATGTTCAAATAACTTATTTTAGAACATGATAAAAAAAACACTTTATATTTTAATAGGGGTTTTGCTCTCTTATGGTAGTATAGCTTCCGCTCAATTTATATTTACTGGGCCTCAAGGTGGAACAAACTTTGGTTCAACTAATGCTGGCAATATAGGTAATTGTCTTAAAGTAGGTTCAGTTTCACCACTTGTGTGGACAATAGGTACTTGCGGTTCTGGCTCTGGCGGTTCAGACTTCACCTCTCAATCTTGGGGCAACTCCACTACATCAGTCATCGGATTTTTTGGAGGATTATTTTCTAACGCTTCAACTACTTTTTCTAGTAATTTATTCTTATCATCTCTGGGACAAGGACTTTTATTTGCTGGAACATCAGGAAAGGTAGATTCGGTGGCAACGACAACTTTAACCGCAACTTCTCCACTTTCACTTTCACAACCCGTCGTCAAAGTGGGAGGTTCAAATTCCATACTTACAGTTTCAACCACAACAAATTCTATTTTCTCTGGTTTGGGTGGAAATATATTAGAGTATAGAGATGGATTGGGATGGTTTGGCATTGCCACCTCTTCAATCAATGTAGGCACTGCTTCAGCTTTATTTGTCAATGGTTCTAACTGTTCTGCTGGTTCGTTTCCTTTAGGGATAGATGCTTCTGGTGCGGTAGAAACTTGCACTGATGCGTGGACAGAAGCGGA